AGTTTAATGCTTTATCATCAATAAGAACATCATAATGAATCTTACCCATTATAAGTTGATGATATTTTAAACCCCATTCATCTAAGTGTTTAAGAGTTCTGGTGTATAACTGACTATAAATCTCAGTTACATTCCCATTGAATTGTGACATTCCTCGTGCTGTATATATGACAATTTTATGACCCTCATCATATAGAGAGTTAGCCAATTTAATCATCTCATCATTAGGAACGCAGTAACTGTATTTTGATGGACCCAATTCTTCAAATTGATTTGGACGGTAACAAAGAACGTCATCCAGATCAAATGCAATAGTCTTTTGTTTGCTCATTTAATAATTTTAATTTAGATGTAATTCTTTTTTGAATAAGTTTATCTGCATTTGGAAAATGAGATTTTATATTGCCAATAAAACTCTTATCTGATAAATTGTAATGACAACAAGTCATTACAATTTGACTTTTAGATACCCGAGATACATCAGGTATCCATTTTTTCCACTTACCAGAATTATAGCATATTTCATATAATTGTTCAAATAAAGCATTATCTTTACTGCACATTTCAAGATAAAACTCCGATTCAATTTGCCCATATTCTGGAGCAATGTTGATGGCATCGAGTCCAGATGCAAATCTCACTTCAACATCAAAGGAATCTGTCAGATAATCCCCATTGTGTTCCTTACTCATTAAATCAAAATTTTTAACAATTTCGATAAAATTTTGAAGTCTGGTATTATTATAGTTTCCAATGTTTGTTCTAGTCGCAAGGTCCAATCTGGTTCCTGACTGAACAACCGCATATTTAATTTGATTAAAATATTCCATTCTTAAACGAATTTTTAAATATCCAAGCATCCAGTTTAAATCTTCTGGTTGATATTTAAAGATTGCCTCTTCAGTTCCAACCTCATACATTATATTTGGGTTAACCTCAAAGATTTTCTCAATCATATCTGCAGTTTTTTCTGCTGCCTGATAAATGGTTTCAGAAACTCTAAACGGATCTATATGAATTAGATCAAGGTATTGAGCATCGGTCTCAAAAGACTTATTACCATCATCACTTACTTGACCCTGTTCTGCTCCACCATGATCACGACAAAGTAAGATCGAAGAATTTTTTTTCTTGATGTAAGAAGAAAATATCTCAGTATTCCAACCATTCACATATCCACCAGAAAAATCAACTTGTCTTCTGGAAGGAATTAGTCCAATTGAATGTTTCTGACCATGTTTAATCACACAATCAACAACATTCTTACTCATTGGACCGATGTAATACTTAGGAAAATTCATAGAATCTTTAAGAGTTTTCTTTCAACTTCAGGACATGGATAATCAATGAATTTAAATTTAACATTATAATCATCAACATATTCATAAAATGCTTTTTGTTCGTGGTCATTACAACTTTCACTAAAATTATAACACCACTCATCAAAGGCAATTAGAGTTCCTTTTTTAATATATGGATGAAGGTTATTAAAAATAGTTTTAGTAGATGAATACAAATCACAATCAACGTGCAGTAATGCAATAGTATCTGCTTCTTTCATATAATCATGAATTGTATCTTCAAACCATCCCTTATAAAACTTAATTCCTTCAATGTTAGGGATTTCACCATTAGTGCTAAAATCTCCCTTATTGCAAGAAGTTCCTACCCAATCCTCAGGCAATCCATCAAAAGAATCGAATCCAAAGTATTGATAATTATCACCAAATATTTCTTTAATGATACTAATAGTAGTTCCTTTATACACACCAAATTCTAAAACATGTTTATAGTCAGTATTAATATTTTCAAAAGCTCTCTGAACATAAGCAGGATTATTCATTTAATTTCTCCAAATTTAAAAATAAATTGTATTTTCCAAAATAATATAAAAACATATCTAAAGGATGTTCATGCAACGGTGCCATATTAATCCAAATGATTGAACTTAAAATTTCAATTGCTTGATAATTAATATCATTCAAATTGCAAAAATCTTTCAATATACTTTTACAATCCAGTAAAGATTTTTTAACATGAACATCACAAGTAATATCTTTTCCAAAATTGATTGAAAAGTAATTATTACTCAAAATTTCATGATTCAAAATTAGATTATGATTTAGTTTTGCCAAATCATAATGCATATCCCCATTATCTATACTACCATTAAAATCTTGCCTCCAATCAATAAGTGTAAATTTTTCACAATCTACCAAGATATTATCTAAAATAAAATCACCGTGAAATCCTGTTGGACTCTTTCCCATTATTGAATAAAAATCAACTCTATTGAGCAATTCTTTCATTGGGGGAATAATAATTCTATTAATACAATCTTCAGTATCCTCCAAATTGTATTTTTCTAAGAACTTTTCAACCCGAAGAATAGTTTTATCCTGATAGAAAGAAAGTGCATTCTTTTCATATTCATCATCATTTTTTTGAATCCAAAGATTCTTTTTTGACCATTCCAATAAATTAGAAAATCTTTTTAGATTTATGTCTTCTGCTAAAAGATTTCCTTTTACATATTCATACTTATAAAAGTTTTCTTTACTATCAATCATTTTTGGAATTAATCCTGTAAGGATATGAGTTCTTAAAACTCTATCACAACACACTCTTTTATTATAAAAGAATTTAATCACAAAATCATCAAAGACAAAAATGTTCTCATCTTCTTTATCTAGAACATGAACTTTCCCTTTAATTTTTGAGCGAGTTCTTTTCAAAGAATCAATATTTCCAATATCATACCATTCATCAATATTTACAACTGTAAAGTCATTCATCTTACGAATAATATGACAATCACTCAAATCACTAGTGTTTATAGTTTGAAGAACTGATCTACAAGTATTCCAAAAAATTTCATATTGTTTAATACCAGAAACACCTACATAAACAAAATCAAAATTCTGTTCACCCTTTTCATTGATTGATGCGATTTTTCCATTAACACAATTAATAGTTCTATATGATTGACTATTATCGCCTCCGCCACCAATAGACCAATTACTTGAAAAATCTACATTATCAATATAGTTACTCGGAAGAATTGTATCACAAGCATGAAAGATAAAGGGGCATTGTAGGCACTCTTCACATAAAGAAATAGAATAAAGTAGACTACTACCCTCTCCCATATAGTTGTCAACTTCAACAAAAGTAATATTATGTTCTGGATGGGCAAGTGTTAGATATTGCTTCACATGAGATCCATAGTGACCTAAAGTTACAACAAACTCAACATCCTTTGGATATGTCTCAATAATATGGGAGATAACTGCTTTATCACCAACTCTTACCAAACTTTTATTTGTAAATTTGGTTAGATTGCCAAGTCTTGAACCAAGTCCACTGGTCGTCAATAAAACCTTATACTCTGCCATACTTATCATCCAATCTTACAATATCATCTTCACCAAAATATTCGCCAAGTTGAATTTCTACAAATACCAGTTCATCTTCACCAATATTTGTAACAGAGTGCTTTGCTTCTCTGACAATTTGAATAATATCACCCACACCGTGAGTTGCTAGTACATCATTAATTTTAATTTCTGCGATTCCCTTTACAATAATCCAAATTTCACTTCTTTTAAAATGATACTGGTAACTTGGTGCCTCACCAGGATTGATGATAATTTTTTTAACTTTTGTATATTCCTCATCCATCAGGTTCTTGTATGAACCCCATGGTTTTAAAATAGTATTATCCATTTTCTTTATACCATTTGTAAGTTTTTTCAATGCCTTCACAAAGACCAATTTTAGGTTGCCAATCAAGGGATTTGATTTTATCAACATTTAAAACTTTTCTTGGAGTTCCATTAGGTTTAGTAAAGTCCCACAAAATCTCCCCAGAAAAACCAACTACATCTGAAATAATGTTTGCAAGTTCCCATATTCTAACATCTTCACCAGTTCCAACATTAATATGTTCTGGTTCATCATAATTTTGCATACAAACATAACATGCTTCTGCCAAATCATCGACATGTAGAAATTCTCTCATTGCAGAACCATCTCCCCAAAGAGTTACTGATTCATTATTTTTCATTGCATTATGAAACTTAGCAATCATTGCAGGAAGAACATGCGATGTTTCCAGATCAAAATTATCATTGGGACCATAAAGATTTGTGGGCATCAATGAAATTGCCTTAAATCCATATTGTTGATAATATGCTTGACACATACGAATACCGGCAATCTTTGCAATTGCATAAGCATCATTAGTCGGTTCCAAAGGACCAGTCATAAACTGATCTTCTGTAATTGGTTGAGTCGCAAATTTAGGATAGATGCAAGAAGATCCTAAGAACACAAGTTTCTTAACTCCATGACGATAAGCAGAATCAATTACATTAGTTTGAATCTGTAGATTATCTCTAATAAATTGTGCCGGATAATCACTATTTGCCTTGATGCCACCAACCTTTGCGGCCGCAAGAATTACATACTCAGGTCTATTGACCTCAAAATATTTTTCAACATCATTCTGATCTCTCAAATCAAAATGAGTTCTTGGCGCGGAATAGATATTTTTATATCCTTTAGCAATTAAATTTCTTACAATCGCAGATCCAACAAGACCCCGATTACCTGCAACAAATACTTTACTATCACTGTCCATAAATGCACATATCCTCAACTAATTCTTTAAATGAAATTTTAGGTTCCCAACCCAGTTTTTCCTTTGCCTTGGAGGCATCACCTAACAAAGTCTCTACTTCAGCAGGTCTAAAATATTTAGGATTGACTTGGATGACTGTTTTTTTAGTAAGTTTATCAATACCAACTTCATTTAATCCCTCACCTTCCCAAGCAATCTTCATACCAAAATAAGGTGCTGCTTCCTCAACAAAATCTTTAACTGAGTATTGAGTTCCAGTAGCAATCACAAAGTCTTCTGGTTCATCCTGTTGAAGCATTAACCACATTGCTTCAACAAAGTCTTTAGCATGTCCCCAATCCCTTTTAGCATTAAGATTGCCCAGGTACAAACAATCTTGAAGTCCAACTGAAATCTTAGAGAGTGCCTGCGTAATCTTACGGGTTACAAATGTTTCACCTCGTCTTGGAGATTCATGATTGAAAAGAATACCAGTGCAAGCATACATTCCATATGCCTCACGATAGTTCTTTGTTATCCAGTATCCATAGAGTTTTGCCACCCCATAAGGAGAACGTGGATAGAAAGGTGTGGTCTCCTTCTGGGGAGTCTCCTGAACTAACCCGTAGAGTTCACTGGTAGATGCCTGATAGATCCGTACACGGTCTTCCATGCCCAGGAGACGGACTGCTTCAAGGACACGGAGAGTTCCCATAGCGTCCACATCAGCAGTGTATTCAGGCATCTCAAAGGATACTTTGACATGACTTTGAGCACCAAGATTGTAAATTTCATCTGGTTGGACTTTTTGAATAACTCTTACGATATTAGTAGAATCTGTTAAGTCTCCGTAATGTAACTTAATATTTTGATATATGTGATCAATTCGGTCGGTATTAATAGATGAAGATCTGCGAATGATGCCATGAGTTTCATAACCTTTTTCTAAAAGGAGTTCGGCAAGATATGAACCATCTTGACCTGTGATACCGGTAATTAAAGCAACTTTCATATAATAAAATTCTTTGTATCATTATAGCAAAAAAGGGGAGTTTATGCAACTCCTCTCAGGTCTTTCAGGCTCGCCACCAATTCTTTAACTGGAAATTGGAAACCAGGCGGGAGAGAGTCCCATCCGCACCAACAAGAATTTTTAGTGTCCCTTATCTTGTGGGGACCAAGAAGGTAAGTTAGAACCTTCTTTTTTATACTGCTCCATTAACTTATTTTGTTCTTCTATTGGAAGATTTTTGAAATAAAACCAAGCAGTACTTTTTTGGAGATGAGATTTTTCTTGATGGCAAGAAGTGCAAAGAAGTTGAAGATTATTCATCTCACTTTTTATTCTATCCCAAGAGCAAACATAAAGGCACCTCCTATCTTTTTTAAGACCAGGATTGATATGATCTATTTCAAGACAATCAGTTGCTCCACATTCACAACATTTAGATCCAAGATTTTCTATGATAAAATTTTTCTTATCATATCTTAATCTAGTATTGTTTTCTCTGGTTTCATTGTTGAGTTTATTCTTAAACTTCAGGTAGTGTTTTCGTCTTGCCTCAGAACTGCTCCATCCCATAACTTACTCCACATAACTAAAAGTATTTATGTAGAGTAAGTTTTTAACAATTCTTTAAGGAAATTGGAAACCTATTTGGAACTCACAAAAGCATTAATTTTTTCTGCAAGTTTTTCAATTTGTTCGTAAGAAGGGTATACTGGATACTCAATAGAATCCTTATACATTTCATTTTTACGATCAACCGATTGCCATGTCACATGAAATTCTTGATCAGCAAGAGATTGTGCTTGCTTAAAGATTTCAAAACGAAGTTCGTAAGGTGTCATTTGTTTTCTCCTTTAATGTGTGTGTTGTGTGTAACCATAGGGTCATAATTGACTCCACCAGAGTAAGTTTTAAGACTTTTCAGGTCTCAGGGGGATTTCATCACCGACCAGTGCGCTTTTTAAGTCATCCCGAGACTATTGATCCCAATCGAGAATATCATTGGGATCCATATAACAAGGATCGTTGCTCAACCATTTCGCATACTCGATATCTTCCATTGCAGTAGTACATTGCATAGAATTATCAAACAAATAAATGTCATTCCAATGTTTAGTGTAATAATTCTGTTTCTGTAGACGATAATCAGGCATACCGTTGAGTTCGATAATACCTTTCTCAACGAACCGGTATCCTTCACGCTCAAGAAGAACTTTTGTCATGCTTCAACTACCTCAAGATCATTGGCAAGACATTCCATAAGAATATCGTAGTTGTCCAAAGGATCTTCAGAGAAGATGACACCTTCATTCTGATAATATCGACGAATCTTTTTGTAAAGTTTCGGACTCTTTACATCAAGATAGAAATCGCCATTAACCGCAGATTTAAGAGTTTCAATATCTTTCTTAAATTTGATTGTTACCGACATTGCTTTGATTTGTTTATTTAGTAAGTATAGAAGAATTTGAGTTTTAAGTCAAGTGTGCCAGTTGATAAACTGGCAATCGGAGTGGAAGGTACTGCCCCCTCTTCGCTGCGTCCCAAACGCAGAGTGATAACTTTTCTACTACACTCCGTTTCATATATCTATAATACCAAGAATACCTTATTTTGTCAACCCACCTTTACCACCAAGATAATTCTCTAATGGATCTCTACCACTTTTTAGTATAGCACATGCTCTCAGATAAAAATGATTACTAGTATTTCCAGATTTTTCAAATGCTTCTTTAATCTTTATCCAGTTATTTAATGTATGAGAATCCATTTTTTTGTATAGTACCGTTACTAATTAGCATTATAACGATTTTAAGATTGGAATTTTGTATTGATTGTAACGGTAGCGGTTAGATTTGAACTAACGGAGGTGTTACCCTCATTTGTTTTCAAGACAAACGCAATAAACCAGGCTCTGCCACGCTACCAGTAAAAGTCCTCAACGGACTTCAAAATCCAATCTCCTCACTTTACGTTGCCTCCTTGCTTCCTGAAAGGCAAGGTCTTCATTTGTAAGAATATTGGACTTAATTTTAACACGAGTAGAGTTTAGCATAACAACACTACTCAAGTCAACTGCCGTGATTTTATCTCCACGAATAGTTGCCATATTTGAACATCCACATGCAATTGTTCTTGTTGGATGCCCTTCTATTTCTCTGTTGCACGATTTGCAACGAATGCGTAAGTTTTCCATTTTATTATCAAATTTATTGTTGCTGTACGAATGGTTGTACTTGATATGAATCCACTGGTTGTTCTTCTGGAACTTCAATTGGAGTTTGTTCGGAATCTTCTATTGAAAGTTTGGCAGTTTTTTCAATAAATGCTCTCAATTGCCAAACAAATTTTCCATGTGATTCCATGATATCTTGAGCAATATTGGCAGTAGCATATTGCTTCTGTGCCTCTGCTTCTTCTGATAATACAGTCAATAGTTCAATTAATGTAATATTGTCACCAAGCAAACGCTTGATCATTTCATCAGATTTTGTAATTGGTTTACCAGGGATAATTTGTTTTTGCCCCATTTCATCAAATTGGTACGTACTTGATCCTTCACCAACAGATGCCACTTCAACCATTCTTGTAAGAGTTCCAATTGGACGAATATTCATATAGCGCATGTGTTCGCTGATACGATCAATCTCTTCAAACATTTCATTGTATTGTTCACCGAAGAGAGTATGAAGTTGTTGAAAATCAGGGCCAACTACATTCCAATGAAAAACCCATGTCTTATGAAAAAGAACAAAAAGATTTGCCTGTACATCACTAATGAGTTTATATAATTTTTCCATTACACCAATACTTTTCAAGTATTTATAAAGTGGGCGATACTGGATTTGAACCAGTGACCAATAGAATGTAGATCTACTGCGCTACCACTGCGCTAATCGCCCAAATCTAATTAATTAGATTTTAGCATGTACTCCACAGTATTTGCAACGTCATTCATTGCCGTCCTCAAATCTGGTTGTTGTCCAGATTCCTGTTTGATGGTCGATTCTGAATCATCAGTCAATGTCCAACGCCATTGCTTCAAACACTTGCAATACCAAAGTTTAATGTTCATGCTTGTTTTTTTCCAATTTAACCCAATTAAGAAGAGCATTGACTTCTGCTCTCTTTGTTTCGGTGAAATCATTACCTTTACTGAAAAGGTAGAAATCTAATGCTTCAATAGCAAGTTCTCGGTCTTGTTGTGAAATAAGTGACATATAGTTTAAAAATAAAATCCCCCTCAAGGATATCTTGGGGGGAAATTAATTACTTATGAATCAGAACTTGAAACCAAGTCCGACAGTGCCGGTTACATTGTAACCTTGACCACTACCGTAGTTGTAGGTAGCCCTACCAGCCCTGACAGATCCAAAGGTCTCAGCACCAGTGTTGCTGAAAGGAATCTTAGCGTCGGCAAAGAGAACAACGTTCTTTGCTACGGATACTTCCGCACCTGCAACACCGATACCAGCACCCTGATTGCCACCCACCTGACCACCAGCACCAACATAAATGTTAGCAGTAGATACTTTTGATCCATCAGCAAGAGTACGACGGGCAACGGGAATATCAAGAGTAGCAAGTCCACCACCGAATACACCACCACTTACATAGTTGGGAGTAGAGGTGAGAGTCACATAAGGACGAGCAGACACGGCATACTGATTACCAAGATCAAGTGCCTTTACACGACCTTGAAGAGTAATACCTGACTCATAAACACGAGCAGCATTGGCAGTAATACCAGGATAGTTAGCAGCATTACCAGCAAAGGCAATACCACCATAGTTACCAACACCGAGTTCACGACGTTGAGTTGCAGTCACAGCAGCAACTTCCAACTTGGTTACACGGTTGCTTACAGCACCGATTTGTGCCCGAAGAGCAGCAGCCAACTTAGCATCTGCTTCTGTATAGAATGCAGTGATGTTATCAAGGCAATGATTTGTCAGAGCAAAAACTTCATTGCGAGTTGCATCAGCACCAGGCTTAAGAGTGCCGTTAGGATAACCAGCAAGACATCCATATCGTGAGTTAAGATTTTGAATTGCCTGATATGCCCAGTCGGTAGGTTGCAAATCCGAATAGGTAGCAGGAGCAGCAAGTACTGGTGCAGAAGTTGCGATAACAGCAACACCAGCAAGGATTGAACGAGTAATCATAAGATTGTTTAGAAATTTACAAATACGAAGTTTATTTAGATTCCCCAAAAGTTTGGGGCAAGCGGCTGACTGGATTCGAACCAGCGACATCTAACTTGGAAGGATAGCGTTCTACCACTGAACTACAACCGCATATAGGCAGGTGAGGGTTCGCCGCCCATTCGATGGGGTGCCCATTCTCCTTTTACTTTTCTTACCTAATGTTTGTGAGAGTGGAAGGTTTCGCATCCTTCTACTGTATCCCTTATCGGGTTGCCTTACTTTTGGCATCACTCTCAGCACTTCCTTCACACCTTTGAAGTATAAGACGTAACGAGTATTATGTCAAGCCCCATGACGGAATTGAACCATCCTCTGCAGTTTACAAAACTGCTGCATCACCACAATGCTTATAGGGCAGACTCCCCGAGTTGGGTACGATCCAACAACTTTCGTGTTAACAGCACGACACTCTACCAATTGAGTTATCGGGGAATGGAGGAGCGTCTATCTATGCTATGTGCATAACGACTACTCCAAGCGTCTTGGGAGGGACTCGAACCCCCGACCAACTCATTAGAAGTGAGATGCTCTATCCATCTGAGCTACCAAGACATAAGACAATCATACCAGTTATGGATTTGATTGTCAAGTGGGACATCTGGGATTTGAACCCAGGACTAACCGATTAAAAGTCGGATACTCTGACCAGGCTGAGTTAATGTCCCATTAAATGAGTCCAAAATACTTTAACCTTTTTCTATTACCATTTCCCTTATTGAGTGCTTTGTAATTAGAAGTTAATGAATGGCAGTTGGGGCAAAGTAATCGTAGATTTTCTTCATTATTGTTGGAGCAATCCCCATCAATATGATCTACCTCCAAAGGAGGTTTGCCAGTAGATTCATTTACTTTATTCCACCCACAAGAAGAGCACTGATGATTATATTTGTCAAAGATATAATTTCGTATTGCCGACTTCAAGCGATAACCTGTCTTAACACCAGTAATAGAATTATTCTTCCATTCTTTAACAACTTTGTTTTTTTGGTATTCTTGCTGACATTTGTTGGAGCAATACTTACCAGTTTGTTGAGAAGATTTATAAGAAAATTCTTCACCACAAGTTAAACAATTAGACTTCATAGTAGTTAGAGTAGTTGTAGTTATTTATAATACTCTAACACTTCACTCCTTAGGGCAGTCGTCAACCCAAGGAGCACAAAGACGCATTTCACCACCAAGTAGTTCCTGTGCTTTGCTACCGTCTGGTGGTCTCTCAACCAACTTCGGTCCCCTTATCATAGCACTCCCATCGTCCCCCGTCAAGCGTTCATAATCTCTGATTGCTCTGTCCACATCCCGATGCACTCTACGATCCAAGAGCACCGGATCATTGATAATATAGTCGTTCAAAGGTTTTCCAGGTATTTTTCTTTGAATTTGATCCACTATATCATAAATTCTTTCTTCCGGAATATGAGTACATTGAGATACTCCGGTCACCAAAGAAGTAAACATTACTCCAATGATTGCATATCTAAAAATAGTCTTTGGTTTCTTTCCAAATTGAAAATTAAATTCCATAAAGGGGAGTGTTATTCTCCCCATATATATCAACCTGCTGCTGCTTCTTTACGAGCAGTCTTTTCAGCGGTGATCTCGTTACGACGTTCTTTTACAAGTTTAGCAATTTCTTGAAGTGCTTTACGAGAACGTGTTCCTGCAGCATTATTTCCTGCAACAAACTTTTCGTCCTCAATTTTCCATGCTTCTACGGCATTTAGAAGTTGTTGTACTGTTTCTGACATGATTTTCCTTTAATATAATAAGGTATGTGTTTATATATGCAAAAGGGGAGGTAATAAACCTCCCAGAACTCTAACCTCCCTGAACCATTCTATTCGCATAACGATAGGCAAAATCGGTTCGAGCACCGTGAATGCCCCAACCAATCCAACGATATGCAAGGTTCATATATCCATCAATACTCCTACCGGGAGTTTTCATTTGAATTTCAATCTGTTTCCATTGTGGTTCAGTCATCATAAATTGAAGTTGCCCCTCAATTGAAGATGGACTTGTTCCAATACTACGGGCAACTCTTCCGAGACCATAGTATCTGTCACTGGAAGTCCATTGAATTAATCCATAACCAGCACCACAAGATTCATAATCAGTTCTTGCTCCACCCTCGCAAATATTAGGAATAAAGTTTGATTCCTGTTTGATATTTCCAAGAATAGTAGCAAGTGCGTTCTTATCCTTGATTCCCTTCTTTTGAAGATAATCTAAAGTATAAGATTCTTGTTGATTACACCCTTTACATTTCCAAATCTTTTCCTTTTTTTCGACCTCTGTTTGAGCAGTATTCAATTGTTTAGATTTGGTCTCGGATTGCTTCTTATAATCTTGAATAGTCAGTTCTAGAGTATCTGTTGATATTTCAGGAACTGATGGAGCATAGACTGGAAGAAGCAAAGGTGAACTGAAGGCAGATGCCACAGTAAATGAAAGAGATGTAACTGTTTGTAATAGCATTAAGTTTAATAGAATTCAGCATCCGTATAGGTAAAGGAGAAATTCCCATCCTCTCGGGGGGCATTACCCACGGCTCTAAGTCGCACTCAAAATCTCATAATATTATCCCTAATGTTAGGGATTTCTCATAATAAGTTATTATTTAGTTTTTGTCAAGTAAATCATAAATACTTCAACAACACATTTCAACTCATGCCAAGGGAATGGAACACTCCTGACAGAGAGTGTTGGAATGCACCAATTCATAGGATATTGAAGGCAATAGATAATCATACAGACATTTATATAAAAACCGGAGATACTTGGCATGAAGAACAAGCCGAATATCTCCGCCAATATGTTTATAGATTAAAAAACTGGATACGCAGTCAGGAAAATTAAATCACATCACCAAATCTTTTCATTGTGTAATTTTTTTGAATTTTTACTTGAGCATTATTAAAAGTCCAACATTCTCCAGTATCATCTAAAAATACAACCCATTCCAGATCGTGCTCTTGCGATCTATCAATTAGAAAAAAAGCCCATCCATTACCCTTTGAGGTAATTAAAGGAATTGGTGGATTTAATTGTATCATATTACATTACAACATCTTTTATAATACATCTTACGATCATCCAATCCATTATAACCACCATTTACTCTGAGAGTAACCTGCTCTACCGTTGGATTTGTATCACAGAGGGCATTCATAGAATTATTATGCCACCAGAACCCGGCACTAGTAAAGGGATAACGAGAAGCAACATATGATACACCAGTCATAACTTCTGGATCCTTGATATAGTTAGCAAATGCCTGATAGTTTGCTCTACCAGTCAGTTGAATATACCCAGCACCCTTGAACTTTTTACCATCACCGGGCTGGATATTGCCAAGATCATCACGACCCTCATAATCAGCACCAGATGCTAGTTCTTCCTTGTATCTTCCACCACCAGACTCATGAGAAATCTGTGCGAGGAAGTGACGAATACGAGAAGGAGTAGTGATTTCAAAAGTCTTCAGGCACTTATTCAGTTCAACAATCTCTGTATCTTGAATAAGTGTAGTACTACATCCCCAGATGAATGCAAGTTCCTCTTTTGAAACAAGTTGCATACCATAAACTGGTGGTTTTGTTCTATAAAGTTTTGCAAACTCTTCCAGAATCTCAGGTGCTACATGCATTTGAAGATACTCCCATGCTTTCAGTTGCTCTGGAGTATTCTTATTGTACTTAATCGCATCTAAAAAGTTAATAGTCATGAGAAAATCCTACCCCATCCATCGTTTCCATTTGGACACCAACGAGCATCTAATTCAGACTTCTTATAGATAGCACCCTTACCGCCATAAACATCCCCAGTATAACCATCATTGAGTGAACCATAAGGATCATTTACAACATAATCCCCACCTTCGGTCTTACCAACTACAACGACCATGTGACCGCCAGTAGGATTAGACAAAGAACCTCTATGGAGAATGCCAATAACCACAGGCCGTCCAGCAGCCAACTCACGATCAAGATCTGAGAAAGACAGATTGTAACTAAACTGAGAACGGATACCGTAGTCAGATAATACCTTCGTTTGAACTGTGTGATCTGTTGTATCACCGATTGCAAAGACTTTGCGAATATACGCATCATCCCCCTGTGATCCAATTAGAGTTCCTGGTTTAAAGTACTGAAGGCACATCGCACAACTAGAACTATTACAAGTGCGTGATGCATCGGTATAGTTATCAGTCTGTGGATAATATGGAACATCTAACCGAATAGATGATTTTGGTTTCTCTATCTTGGTTCTGTAAATACGAACCCAATTTGCACTATCCTCAAGAAGTGATGCAGCATACTTCTCAATATTTTTTTCAAGTTCTTCTACCGCAGCAACATGCTTTGGATTTTGTTCATCATAATTGCGAAAAAAATTGTGTAAATCAATTTTCATAAAGTATCTCCATTAAAATAAGCAGCTCTTATAATTATAACAATAATTCCAACAGCAAATAATAATAAGGTTGCTGTATAGAACATGCCTAGTATCCAAATTCGTTAATTTTATCCAAAACTTTATCCAAATATCTATGAGCAATTTGTTTTGGATCTGTAGTATATTGTGTCAGTTGTTCTTGATATAATTCATTTTTACATTTAAGAACCCAATATTTTATTTCGTCTTTGGTTAATTGATTACGAGGCATAAAAAAAATATAATTCAATTTTATATAGACTGAGGTCTATTTGTATAATTTTATTTTGTTAGGATTTCAAAATACCCCAAAAAAGAGTTTTCCAGTAATCGCATAAGATACTACTGCTGCTACAAATCCTAGCATCGCAAGTCTTCCATTTAAAATTTCTGCACGTTCGTTGTGTGTTTGATTTTCGTAATTCATTTGATCTTCCTCGGTAATGTACATTTTAGGTTCTTTGGCGAACATGTTTTGTTGTCCATGTTCATTAGTAGTAATTGTCATGACTATCTATTAGAGATTGTTATATTCAAATTGGAAGAAGTCTTCCACCCGCATCTTTCCAGATTCATTTTGCCACCAAGAAATTAAACCGTCTCGGCTTCCTCTATGAAAGGCATCCACATGTTCTGGATGAATTGTTGATCCAAGATCAACCTTATAAACAAATGCAGGAAATGAGTAAGTTCTACCAGCATTGTAGACTAGATCATCAGCTACAGCTCTAGGACGAACCCCATTATCAAGCTTATACTTATCTTCACGGACATGAAAGTGCATAAGCTTTTCAGCATATCTACGATTAATCATATAGCAAGCAGTCGAAAAATCATCTACAAGTCTTGGATGCAAATTTCCAAGCAATTTTCTGGGATTAATGACTGCAAGTTGTACGACATCCCAATCGTAGGGAATATATGAGTAGAGTTCCCTCCAAGTGAAGGGCCAATACTTCACAGTTTCTAGATCAATGTCATCCTCACAAATTATAGCATAATCTGAATCAGAGGTGTTCAGCCAATGCTTCATTGCCTTGAGATGAGAAGTGACACAACCCACTTCGCCAGAAGAAATTTCCGGATACCTCCCAACGAGTATATCACTAAGATCATCATCCCTGCCATCATAAGCAGAGATTCTTTCATAGTTTTTAATTTCCCAGTGAGCAAATTGTTCTTCAACATTTTGCCGCCTTTCTGGTTGGCCATCGAGATTTAGGTAGTAGATGGGACCAATTCCGTTAAGTTTATATGCTGATTTATTTTTGTCCATGAATGATTTTTTCTACACTCGGTAAATAATATTTGGTAATGACTTTAATCCAGTCAAAATTCTTTGAGTATTCTAGTATAGCTTTACGATTTTGTAAAGAGTATTCTCGGTTTTCAATAATTTTTCGTTCTACATACTCAACATCCTTAACTTTATTTTCGGGAATGACCGTAATAAACTCCTTAGTGGTGTCTAGATTGGCCTTACCCCATTCACATACTACCACACCTAGCCCTGCTGTCAAGGCCTCCATACAGACTAGTGGATGCGCCTCACCATCAGATAGAAGTACTAAATTACCATACTGAGTAAGATTCTTATATAGAGTTGGCTTATCCCATTCCCCAAGATAATTTTTATTTGGATTAAATCTACTGTCAGCAATATTTCCAGCAAACCAAAGACTTTCAATAGATTGGAACATATGCTGTCGCTTTCTATAGTCAATCTTTGCAAGATAGATACTACGGTCTCCAAATTCTGGAGCCTCAGTGTAACTAAACACATCCGAGCATACTCCATTTGGAGTTATAAAGAGCTTTTCTGGAGGAATACTCAATAGAATTTTATAGATGTTTGAAATACCTTCAGATAGGCAGAATACATTTGGCTGAACGTGTCCAAAGGTATTGAAGATGTCCACATATCCATTGAACATATCCGGACGTTCCAAATACCCAAAATGGCTGGTAATTGCCTTTGGGTATTGAATATATGGATAAATCTCAATAAATTCATCATAGTGAATATGAACAAAATCTGGACGAAACTCATTTACTTCATTGATGATTTGTCTAGCGTCTTTTGTGTTTATGATTTGAACTTCGTGTCCAATAGCTTCTAAAGCAGTTTTGGTATCCCAAATAAGAATCTCAACTGCACCCCAACCAGTTGGGGGAATGGGCATAATTCCGGGGCCAATAAGTGTAATTTTCATAGTTACCAGGTGGGTCCTTTACAATCTACTCCACGAACCAATCTAAGTGGAAGTGGTATTCTTACTAAGTCATTTTGACTATAGTATCTATTATAGCACGAATACTTAAATGCTTCAGCAACTGGTGCCCAACACTCATCGATATTCACTAGGCCATTCATTGTATGAGTATATGCTTTTAAAAATTTAATATATCTCTGCCCAAAAATAAATCCCAAATCTGGGAAATGATGTGAATGAGAGGAAAGATAAAACTTACTAGAATTCAACTCAGACAAATTAGGATAGTCCCAGATATTTAGATCACTTCGAATGGTGATAATAAAGTCATAAGTTTTTCCAGTAGACTCTAAAAGTTTTCCAACTTGTTCAATAGAGTATAATTGGGAAAGTTGATTATGAAAATTCTTTTGATGAAACCTTTCAGTATCAAAACTCTTTTCAATTTCGGAAAACAGTTTTTCGTTAGAAAATTCTTTTGGCTTCTCAGTTTGTATAAAGTGTGGCTGCCACTTAGATACAAATCGGTCTAAATCATCACGGTCCTTAGGACACTTCTCCATCTGAAGCCAGGTGGAGTATTCCCAATCTGAAGATACGTGAGACCTATCCCACTGCTTCTCATTCTCGTCATCCCACCAAAGATGTGCATAGATGTCAGTATCGTATCGATCAAAAATAAATTTTTTATGAGATTCATAGCAATATGTATTTGCAGTAAATCTAGGTTGACCATAGTATAGACACGCTACTTTCATTTAAACTTCTCCACAAAATCACTACAAATACCATAGCAACTAAACGAGGTTAGGCTATATAAAATATCTAAACTAAGATTCATTTCTGGCATCACTAACACCGAATTTGGGGTATATGCTTTGCCAGGATATGTCCATATGTGCCCCTTACTAGTAAGAGTAAAATCATCATTTTGATGCCAAAAATAATTAAATCCACTAGTAGTTCTAGAAAACTCATAGAGAGCTTCCAAATCTTTACAGTGAATCCAAAGATTATTAATTCTCTGCCCAAACCAAATCCAACTTACTTGATACTGGGGTTCATCATGACCAAGGAATAGACTTTTAGTCTTCTTATCAACTCTTACGTCAACCTCAACGTCATAACCACATTCAATGGCATGATCAATATATTCAAGTGAATTTTCAAGTAGGGGATTAGGCCCGTCCAAATTACCTCGATGTGCTATAAGTTTCATTGGTGTAAAAAATAGAACTGTTTAATTCATCATAACTTTCAACTTCATATACGCTGGCACCACTTGCATAGGCTGCGGCCTTTCCAACTTCGCTATCCTCAAAGATAATAGTATCGCTTGGAGAAACTCCCATCAATTTCATTGCAGTTAAGTAGATCTCTGGATCGGGTTTTGGGGTTAAATATTGAGCACTTAAAATATGATCAACATATTCAGAAACCCCCAACAAGCTTACAACCTTCTCCACAAAACTATATCTAGCATTTGATGCTAAGACAATTCCAATATTAGAATCCTTTAGTTTTTTGAAAAGTGATTTGATTTGTCCATTTGCCATTATATTTTCATCAAAGAGTATACATGAATAGGTATCTTTCAATTTCCAAATAGAATCAATATCATCATTGTGAATTTTTCCACTCTTTGCTAGCTGTTCCAACTTAGTCAATGTTGGGATAGTACCAAACTCATCATCCTCTTTTTGAGAATATTCATATCCATAATCCGCAAGTGCCTTTGCAGTTGCTGGATAGTGAAGTAGCCTACTGTTTACCAGGACTCCATCAACATCAAATATACAGAGTTTAATCTCTAGCATATTAACCCCTTACGGCATGAGCATCCATTGGGCATGGTGCCAAATCATTCTGAGAAAATCTCCTCAGAAAGGAACCCATTTTGAATGCCTCAGGAGAAGGTTCCCAAATATTTTCATATACTGAGTCAACATCATCAAAGGCATTTTTAGACCAACTAAGAAACTTAGTTCCGAAAAATTGTATAGTGTCTGGGAATCTTGGATGATGCCCAGGAAGATAGAATTTATTAGGATCACACATTTCGAGATTTGGAAAATTCGTAAGTATTGTATCATACCTGGCAAGAATTACCCAATCATATGTCTGATTAGTCTCTGGAGCCCTTCTATATGCATCAAATAATTCGGATACAGCTTTAATTGAGTATAGCTGTGACATGATATTGCTATAATTTTTTTCATTCCAATGCCCTTCTGGATGCTTACCGGTGAAGTTTGCATCGACAAATGCCTTTGCATTTGGGGGCAATTCAAAAGTTCTCGGCTCATTATGTTGAACCAGAATTGGATTATATTTTGTACAAATTAACTCCAAAGCATTTTCTGGAATTGGGCAGTTAGAAATGCGGGACCAAGAAGAATAATCATACTCTTCATTAGATTCCTTCCACCAAACATGCCCAAAGACATCAGTATCATACCGAGTGATAATAGATTCCTTATAAACCCGTTCAATCTCAGGGTTGTCGATAAATCTTGGTTGACCAAAAAATAATAGTGCTACTTTCATCAAACTTCTCCTTTATAATTCTCCAAGAAGTAATTCAGATCTTCTGGAGTTCCAAGACCCCACATATCATCAGATCCAATTTCCTTAATACGAATTTTCTTACCGTCCTCAATTGCTTCATTATATACTGGGCACACATAGAATTCATTATTTGTGCGAATATTTTTGCGAATCATCTGCTCAGAATACTTAACGTAATCAGAACCATGCTTCCAGTAGTAAATTCCAGCAGTTGCATGATTACTGATAGGCTTTTTCTCAGCCACTTCTGAAACATATCCATCTTCGCCCAATTTTGCAAATGACCACTTAGGATGAGTTGCTGGAAATGTAACAATACCACCATCTACATTATCATTACTGAATGCATATAGAGTTTCATTACTATCCCACAGAATTAACTGATCAGAATTCGTAATAATTAGTGGATCTTCGGTGTTGATGAATTCCTTAGCAAGAAGAGTTGTGCAACATGCCCCTTCGGTAAGTCCTTCAACTTGAACAATGTTACAATTTGGAGTCAATAGATTAAGAAGATATTGAAGATTATACTTATCATAATGCTCTTTCTGCACAACATAGGTATAAGTAGCTTCAACATTTAAGCCTCCAACAACAACTTGAATCATGGGTTTACCACGAACTTCAATCAGAGGTTTTGGGAAGGTGTAGCCAACTTTAGCAAAGCGACTACCAGCTCCAGCCATAGGAATAAGAACATTCATTTTTTCAGATCTCCAAGCGATTTTTGTTTTAGTGGGTTTACTGAGAATATTTTTAATCTTGTCAATTTTACTTTGTGTTAGATCCTTTCGGTTATCTACTGGAATTAAATGACTCTTACTATCAAGAGCACCTTGCCTACCAATATGACTATCTTCTACTATAACGGTATTTTCCGGAATGGCTCCAAATGCAATCATACACTTCCAGTACATTTCTGGATAGGGTTTATTGCGGGTGACATCTTCATTACTCACAAAAATATCAACAAACTCCAATACTCCCAACCGAAGTAAGATTAGTTTAACGGTATTTCGAATACTATTGCTAGCAACAGCAATATTATAACCCATATCCTTGAGTTGTGAGAAGTAACTCATCAACTCATAATCCTTATTAACCTGCTCACCAAAAATAACTAGGGTCTCATCTTGCTTATCTTTCCAAATCTGACTATATGATTCTGGGGATAGCCCCTTCCTCTGCGTAAGAATTGCAAGCTTATCACTTGTCGGAAGTCCATCATAAACACTCACATGCTCCTGACGGGTAATTGCAAAATCGGGATTGACCTTAACCAAAGCTCGATTTAAAGCCTCATAGTGAACATCTTTACTATCTATTAGAACTCCGTCAAGATCAAAAATTACTAACTTACTCATACTACATCTCTATAAAGTTTAGGATAAAATGGATGTTTGTGAACAATAAGATTATTTCTCTTTACGTTCCAACCTAAAATACATTCTGGATTTACGACTGCACCCTCATTACAAATGTCTTCAAAATCGGGATACATTCTACAGTAGGACATCATAGTATCATAATCCCCAAAAGCAAAGGTATCTCCTAGAGCATAATCTGTATGACTTTGAATATCTGTAATATGAAGTCCTCGTGGATCATACTCAGATAGCTTACCTAACGGTTCTGTAAACCAATTATCTGTGCGAGTTCTAATGACAAAATCGAATTTCCCATTTCCCACATCCTGAACGTATTTATCCACCAATAATGAAGCCTTGTGCAAACTATATGCTTGAGATACAATATTATTCAGTGGGTGATAGTACCTCGGATCTGATATAATTGATGGATGCGAAAAGATCTTTGGCTCTTCAAAATCTACAATAGTTGGATCTACTACATCAATTACAAATTCTTCAATTTCAAAGTTATAATTCCAAAAGTGTGCAAATATTGCTACTGTAGTTCCCGCACAAAATGACGACATTAAATATTCTTTATGATTAGGCCAACACTTAATAAAGTCTCTTGGCTGACCAGAATATAAAATTGCAACATTAGACATGATATTCGCCGTTATTTTTAGCCAGATGCAGAAGCTTTGGTTCAAATTCACAATACTGACCAAATACTTCAGGGAAAGCATACTGGGGATGAAGGGTATTTACATCACTTCGGTTTTGAGCAAAAAATTTATTAAGATGACTTTCGTCATGCCACTGAGCAATCACATTATTTTCCAGATCTTTATTAACTCTATCTTCCAGCTCAGTAATCATTTCTAAAACCTTAGGAACCTTTCCACCCCACAAACATCCTTGATAGTATACTGAGATATCATCTCCAGTTTCAATTCCTGCCAAGGATAGTGGATTTACATCAAATGCTCCTGGGGGATTATCATGTGGTGGCATCTTTAAGAAGTGGCATGGATGATGCACTCCGAAATATGAAAATTGTTTATCGAAAAAATCTTTACTATAAACTTTAGAGACTGGCATTAAATCTGCATCTAAAAATACAAACCAATCTGCCTGTTCAATTTCGTCTTTAGCTTTTTGAAGAATTTCAAATCTCTTAAGAGTGATATATGGCCACTCAAGATGTTCTTGCTTGTAGGATTTAATGTCTTCCGGAAAATCTCCCTCACCATCAGTAAAAACTAAAAAAGTCTTTTCACAATCCGGTAAAAAGTTTTCCTTGACCCGCTCATACCACGAAGGTAAAAAATTTAAGTATTTTCCAGTTCCGATAAAACTAATTGCGACTTTCATTAAATAATCTCCCAAGTTTCAGGTAATAAATCTGTAGTATCTAGGTGTGCAAGATTCGTGCCTCTAAACCAATCAGAAGGTGCGACTACCCGGTTATCTTCTGCTAACCAAGCTCCCCACCAGCTAAAGGAACTATTGGCAATAATATGATCTTCACATAATGTCATCAGACAAAGATCTGCATAATTAGTCTGACCTTCGGACACATAGAATCTATCAGATTCAAATATTTTTTGATTCTTACACCATTCCGTATCATCTGAAAAAATTAGTACATTCCGCTTGGAATCAAATTGTTTCAGAGCCTCTTCATAATATTCAAAACCCAATGTTGTATGATTAGGGTTGGTTACATAATCAGTTCTCCTAACGTGTAGGGAAATTGGACTTTCAATTGAACAAATTGCATCTATACATGGATCCAAAATATCGTTGTTAAAGGAAAAATCCTTCCTTAAATCAGATTTAACATTTTTAAAGTATTTTTCAGATTGAAAGTATCCCAAAAGAGATACCCAATCAGGACACTCATCAAATAAGTTTTTATCGAAGTTAAATCCAGACTCATTGATCGTTGGTCGATCAAAATCAATATACTGAACGTTTAGATTATTAATCGTATCAAGTTTAAATGGAACAAACAATTGATGCTCTTTCCACTCATCTACTACGCCTTGATATTTTGATGGAGGTATGCAGTAATCGTATCCACGATTTTTAGCAATTCCCTTCAATGCTGCATACTGAAACATTTGATTTGCCAATCGTTCTCGCCGTTTGCCGAGATAATTAATTCCGATCATATGACATAATAATTACTTGATAAGTATACTAAAAAAGGAGGCTGTTGTCAACCCCCTTAAAAAATTCAGGCTCGCCACTTGCCCTTTGACTGGAGGCAAGAAACCAGGCGGAGAAAGAATTCCCCATCCGCACCAATTGCTTTTGAGAAAAGCAATAAAACAATAGGGTCATATTTGACTCCACCAGTGCTGTTATAGTCCATCCGTGACTTCGAGGGGGTCCCGACCAGTGCTTTTAAAGTCTCTCCGTGACTAGTGCTCCTTGTCGGGATCGAACCGACCTTAGTCGAATTATGAGTTCGGTGCTTTCGCCAGAGAGCTAAAGGAGCATTCGATATTCGCAAATAACGAATACGAGTGCCTGGATTCGAACCAGGTCAAAGCCGCTAATCTGGCGGAAAGAGCCTATAAAACTCCTCTGACTACCAAGTCTCACTCGCAAAAGATCAATCACTCAAACCTATTCGAGTAAATTCATCGTATTCCTCTGCAGGAATCATAACGACATCAAATGCACCACCTTTGATTAGTAGAGATTCTCCGTTCTCAACACGTTCAAAATACTCATCAAAATATTCTTGGAATTCGCCAATAGTAATTTCAGTCATGGAATTGTTCGAAAATTTAATTTATTTATAAGTTCATTAAAAAGTTTAGTCCGGGTGGTTGGGTTCGAACCAACGTCTTCTGCTTCCCAAAAGCAGCCGTCTACCACTGACTTACACCCGGTTGCTTTTCTTGTATGACAGTAGTATAGCCAAGATTGGAGCCACTGTCAAGAGGTAGTATATAAATGCAACAAAAACATCGTCATTTGAAAGGCGGGATAATAGGTGGCTCATTTTCAAAAAATTCTCCAGGATCGGTTCCAGTTTCAACAACCTTCACCGCTCTACGATAGTATGGATTGTTGGTTTTGTCAACCCTCTCCATATAGTCTTTAATCTTTTTCCAGTTTTCCCGTTGGAAGTTATTCATAAGATGTGGATTAAAAGGCGGTGAGTGTTGGATTTGAACCAACGGTGCCTCTCGACACGGTAGTTTTCAAGACTACTGCAATAAACCGCTCTGCCAACTCACCATAAAAATTCCAACATCAACGAACTTCAAAGTCTAACTTACGTACTTTTCTAGCTCTTCTAGATTCTTGGAACTGTAAATCTTCCGGAGAAAATAGAGAAGTCCTTTGAGGTTCAGATTGTGGCTTTACCATAATAACTTGAGATAGATCTTCAGCAGTTATCTTACACCCAGTTATTGTCGTCATATTCGGACAACCACATACTTGGGTTTTGGTTTGTGTTTCTAATTCGGTGTTGCAATTCTTGCATCTGACTGTTAACATCATTTATCATCCGTTTAATATCATCTAACTCCTCATATATGTCCCGGTGATAGAACCTTATGAATTTTTGAATGAGTCTGTTAAATGCTTTGTTTTTCATAACGTATTATATATGCACAAATGGGCGATATCGGATTCGAACCAATGACCGTCTGCGTGTAAAGCAGCTGCGCTACCGCTGCGCCAATTGCCCAACTCCCCCACCTGGACTCGAACCAGGAACCCCAAAGTTAACAGCTTCGTGCTCTGCCAATTGAGCTATAGAGGAATGGTCCTCTGTCTGGGAATCGAACCCAGTTTCCCAGTGCGTTGTCCGCCTGTCCTTACCAATAGACTACCAGAGGGAATGGTAGTCTCTTTCTAGGTTATCTACCTAGCGAGTGCCACCAAGAGCGAAATAGGAGATTCGAACTCCTGACGTTCTGCTTGGAAGGCAGACATTCTACCGCTGAATTAATTTCGCATGAGACAATTATAAGAGATAAACTCCAAATTGTCAAGCGTCTCGGGAGGGACTCGAACCCCCGACCAACTCATTAGAAGTGAGATGCTCTATCCATCTGAGCTACCGAGACATGAAACAATCATACCACAGATGTGGGGGGCTGTCAACCCCCCACGGAGATCTCAATTAGATTTGAGAATAACACACCCTAATCTCTCCCCTACTTGGCGATGCAATAGCTGAGAATGCACCGTAAGAAAGATCAAGATTCCTGCCAGCCACATATGGACCACGATCATTGATTCGTATAATGACAGATTTACCATTCGATTCATTAGTTACTTGTAACCTAGTTCCAAATGGAAGATAACGATGTGCGGCAGAATTACCATAGGCATTGAACCGTTCGCCACTGGCGGTTCGTTGACCATCGTAACCATCACCGACTCCATAGTGTGAAGCATAAGAACAGGTCGCTGCCTGAGAAGGAGTTGGGGCAAGAGCACCAAGACTCAGAGCAACGACCGAAAGGGTTTTGATTGTTTTGTTAAAAAGCATTAAATTTGGTAGAATTCGACATCCGTATAGAAGGGGGGTATACCAACCCTCTCGGGAGGCACCTTCCACGGCTCTAGGTGTCACGATCAAGATCACATAACGAACAAACCAATTCTTAAGAATTGATTAAATCATAGTATAGCACCTATTTATCCAGGTGTCAACCCACAGATTTGAAAAGATTTATGAAGAACTCTGCGTCCAATACAACGAGAGGCTTTTTTAAATTTTTTTTCATAACCACAAGTGGCTCGTAGGGTCCACAATTTGCCTTAGCCTGCTCATAGGCTTCCCACACATTTAGCTTTTCAACATTCTTACACTCAAGGGAAAATGGAAATTTTTCTCTGGCAGCTCTAGCCATAATTAGATCTTCCCCACCAGCACCCATTGAGCGGGATTCAATGTCTTCTGGGTGTATTTCCAACTGCTCTATAAGCTGGTCTCTAACCCACTTCTGCAGGTTTCTTCCTTTAGCCTTAGCCGAACTAGGTTTCATTCTCTTTTCCAGGGTGCTGATATACTTATATCATCAAGACCATCAACCTCAGAAGGTTTTACCGTAATAATTGGTTGAGGATCTTCAGCCTCCCACTGTTCTACTATTTTCTTAGCTTGCTCATCTACACTTATAAGTTCCCGCTGAACCTTATACTCGATTACAAATTCCTTTAACCACACAACAAATATAGATAGCAAAAATGAGATGGGTGGCTTTTGTGAAGCCGCCCATCCCTCAAGTTTCTGTAACCAAGTTTCCTTTTCAGGATCCAAAACAATTCTAAATTTAGTCTGTATATCCATCATCGTCTTCGTAAATTAATCCAAAATTGGATGGATGTGGTCTGTAAGATTCAGTATCGGAATACACTTCAGACTTCAATTGAGCTATTAATAGCTCTAAATTTTTAATAACAATTTTAAGTTTATCTTGATTCATAGTTTAAAATTAGCAAAGGTATCGGTTTTAACGTCTTGTTTAATTCCGCCGACCATATAGGATTCGACTTCAGTTTCCTGGGGAGCAACTTGGAGTCCCTTAGATGAAATCCAATGCTCTGTCCAGGGAAGTGGATTATTTTTCATAGAAATATCATAGATTGGCTTTATGCCAATCGCCTTCATTCTACGATTTGCAATCCATTCTACATAATTACCAAGAAGTTTAGTGTTTAAGCCAATCATTGAACCATCTTGGAACAGATAATCTGCCCATCTACGTTCCTGATCAACACACACTTTAAATGCATTAATTACCCACGATTCTTCATCTTTAAGAATTTGTTGCATTTCTGGATCATCACCCTCACGCCACTTGTTGAGGATATTTTGAGTGATGACAAGATGCTGATTTTCATCTCTTGCGATGAGAGAGATAATCTTAGATGATCCTTCCATGAGTTTGAGTTCACCAAAAGCGAAGCTGCAAGCGAACGAAACATAAAATCTAATCCCCTCTAAAATATTTACATTAGCAATAGCACGATAAAGCTTTCGCTTAAGTTCAATTCGTTCTCCCCTACCAAGATCAACACCTTCATTTGCAAACTCCCACAAATTGGAAGTCCCATAAGAATGTGCAGAATTTATAAAATCATCATAAGCTTCAGTAACTGAAGAGGCTCTCTCTAAAATATGTTCATTAGTTAAAATAGTATCAAAAACTTCCGAAGGATCGGCATAAACATTCTTGATTATGTATGTATAGGATCTGGAGTGTATCATTTCCATAAATTCCCACACAGTCATACATGCTTCAAGTTCAGGAAGTGAACAATAAGGAATGAATGCCATACCCGGTCCACGACCCTGAACAGAATCCAAAAGAATTTGATACTTCAGATTTGAAGTAAATATATGTTTCTGTTCAGGACGAAGTGTTTGATAATCTGCACGATCCTTTTGAAGAGAAATTTCTTCGGGTCTCCAAAAATAACTCAACTGCTGTTGTGTTAGTTTTTCAAAAATAGGATACTTATAGGAATCATATCTCTGCACACCAAGAGGTTTTCCAAAAAACATTGGTTGTTTTTTTGTTTCTGCTATTTCGGAATTAAATACGGTAATCCCTTGTAACATTTTAGTCTTTTGCGGTTGGATAGTTTTACTAACCTTAAATTTTGCAGCTTTCACAATCCTCTTCTCCAGAAGTTAACATTGATTTAATCAGGTCATTTGTAGTTTTAGGTTCTTCCTTTACTTCGTCAGTTTTATGATCGTAAGTATTTTGGTAGTAAGAAGTCTTCCATCCATATTTGTAAGTAGTCAGCAGGTCTTTAGCCATTTCAGACACAGGAACTTCATTATCTGGATAGTGTTCTGGATTATAACTCCAGTTTCCAGATATTGCTTGATCAAAAAACTTTTGCATTACAGCAACAATATTAATATACCCAATATTATTGGGCATGTCCCAAAGCAAAGTATAGTTATTCTTAAGCGTTTGATATTGAGGTACAATTTGCTTAAGTGGACCCTTCTTAGACTTCTTAACCGATAAAAATCCTCTAGGGGGTTCAATGCCATTTGTGGCGTTTGATACTACCGAACTGCTCTCTGACGGCATTTGTGCGGATAGTGTTGAATTTCGCAATCCATATTGGGCAATATTGCTCCTTAGAGCTTCCCAATCATGCTGCAGTGGAATGGCAGAAATTTCATCGACATCACGCTTATATGTGTCAATGGGGAGAACCCCCTCAGAGTATTTAGTTCGATTAAAATATTCACAAGGTCCACGTTCTTTTGCAATCTGATTTGAAGACTTCAAAAGAAAATATTGAAAACTTTCAGAGAGACCGTGAACAGCATCCCAAGCCTCCTGAGAGGCGTACTTGTGTCCAAGCTTAGCCAAGTAATGTGCAAGTCCAATAAAGCCGATTCCAAGCGATCTACGGGCCTTTGTAGAGACCTCAGCAGCTCTGACAGGATACTCCTGATAATCGACAATTTCATCAAGACCCCTAACTGCAAGATCACAGACATCTTCAAAGTCATCATCGTTTTTAATTTTACCAACATTAATTGCAGACAAGATACACAACGCAACTTCACCATCAGGATCATCAATATGATTTATTGGTTTTGTTGGGAGAGTAATTTCTTGACAAAGATTACTCATCTCAACCTTATCAATAAAAGAACTATGAGAATTACAGTGGTCAATATTCATAATGTAGATACGACCCGTTTCAGCCCTCTCCTTAAGAAGAGTGAGAATGAGTTCTTGCGCCTTAACAGTTTTCTTCGGAATGGACGGATTGTTTTCGTATCCAATGTAGAGAGAGTCAAACTCAATTGTTCCGAAAGAATCATAAAGTCCAGGAACATCATGTGGGGAGAATAGTGTAATTTCACTGTTTTGAATAAATCTTTCATAGAATAACTTACTAATTTGAATCGAATAATCTAATCTACGAACACGATTATCCTCAGTTCCTTTATTATTTTTAAGAACTAAAATATCCTCAATCTCCTGATGCCAAATTGGAAAGTGGACAGTTGCAGAACCACCCCGGATACCATTTTGAGTGCAGCATCTGACAGTTGATTCAAATTTCTTAAGAAATGGAACAACTCCAGTATGTTGAACTTCTCCACCCCGAATTTTAGCATTAATACCACGGATACGACCGGCATTAATACCAATACCAGCCCTTTGTGCAACATATCTTCCAATAGCCATATCACTACTAAAGATACTATCAAGAGTATCATCAACATCAACCAAAACGCAAGATGCAAATTGACGAAGAGGTGTTCTGACTCCAGCCATAATTGGAGTTGGCAGACTAATTTTATGCTTCGAGATTGCATCATAGTATCTCTTCACATATGAGAGTCTAGTTTCTTTGGGATATTCTGCAAATACTGTCATAGAAATAAGCATGTACATGAACTGAGGAGTTTCATAAACTCTTCCAGTACTCCTATCCTGCACCAAATACTTGTCTACAACTTGACGCAATCCGGCATAAGTGAATAGGAAATCCCTATCATGATTAATACACTTATCAAGTTCAAAAAATTCTGATGCGTTATACTTATCAATAATCGTATTATCATAAACACCCAAATCTACACAAGAAAATACGTGTTTACTGAGTGATGGCAATTCTCGGATTTTTCCATAAAGAGATTTTCTCAAGGAAAACAGAAGTAGCCTTGCAGCAACGTATTGGTAGTTTGGGTTGTCTAAATCTATCAAATCTGACGCAGACCGAATTAATATTTGCTGAATTTCTCCAGTTGAGATGCCATCATAAAATTGAATTCCGGATTGAATTTCAACTTGTGAGGCAGATACTCCAGCAAGATCTCTACAGGCTTCATCGACCATAACATGAAGCTTATCGAGATTCAATCGCTCAAGGGATCCATTTCTCTTAATAACTTTTGTACCGTTGCTCATACTCGTTTCCATTCAGATAATTTTACTTTTGCTTGTAGACCAGTGTAAGTATTAGATTCTATCACGGATTTTACATCATGACCAGCTAAGACCATATCATTTATATCCTTTTCAACAATTATCTCCGGCCAGATTACAGTAGGAAATCCTAAGTTAATCTGAGTTTCCATCTTTTCGACAATTTGCTTATTTCTACGCTCATTATCATAAATGATAACAAAGTTAGTCTCAAAGTTAGAAAGAAAAAACATTTTATCTAAATCCGCCCCAACCATCGCAAGTGAATTTTCTAAAAACATACTATCAAATGGACCTTCAGTTACATAGATAGTTTTACCATAATCTACATCATCTAGTCCATATATTTTAGGATTATGCTTATCTAGAAGAATTGTAATGTACTTTACCTTGGAGTTTTTATTTAAACTTCGCCCCTGATAGCCAAAAAATTTACCATGATTGAAAAGTGGAATTATAATTCGAGATTCATCCAATTCTGTAGAATCGAAGGTATGAATTTGAGCATTTGTCCACTCCTTAAATTTCTCACAAAAGTATAATTTTGAAAGATAAGATTCGGGTATCTGGCGATTTTCTAAATATCTTCTCGCAGGATGTGTTGTATTTAGTTCAGAAATTTTTGGAAGATCTATCTTAGGTTTAACTTTAAATTCTGGAGGCTTAAAATCAAATATGGGATTTGGAGTATTTGTAGCCTTTCCAGTTAATCCATTCTTATATCGTTCAAGTACATACTCACCATATAAAGTGCTATCTATATCCTTAATAAAATATCCCAGACTTTTTGATACACTACAATTATGACACTTAAAGTTATAGTCATTCTTATACTGATATAGATATCCCCTGGTTTTAGATTTATTTTTTTGAGAATCGCCACAATATGGGCAACGAAAGTTGTAGAGGCCTGTCTTTTTCTTTGAAAATTTTTCCAATCTTGAAGATATCAGCCCAATATACTTATCTTCAATATAACTCATAATAAAAGAACAGACACCTAGCAATCTTACCAGATCCCACCGGATCTGTCAAGAAGTCATTTCTTAACGTTTTCTGGGGCTGGTACGTACCGATGCTCCATTCTATACCCCAACTCCCCCGGAGTAAGCCATCCCGAGGCTAGAGTCGATACAGATGTTGCCAAAACTGCTGCAAATACACCAACACCGATGGTCATCCATTTAATTTTTCTAATTTCTTCAATTTTAGTATTAATACTATCCAATTGATCATGAGTCTTGTCAGTCAATTCATCAATTCGATCACTTAAGTCAGTATCTTCAGATTCCACAGATTGCTTAAGTTCTGTGATCATTTTAATAATAACTTCATCAGATCTTACTGCCTGCTCAAGCCTTTGATCGTGAATCGCAAGCATCTTTGAAATATTTTGATTTGTTTCACTAATTGCATCAATAGCGTGTTCAATCTTATTCATCATTTGCTCATAGATACTAAGTTTCTCTTCAAGAACTGCTACCTTAGTGTCTATTGAGGTGTTGTTGTTAAACACTATTCTTCCTCCGAAATAGGTTCTGGTATTCGACTGGTAACTTTTTCGGTAACTTTCGTCTAAAATCGAGGGCCTGACTATTCTTTCGGACAAAATCCATGGGTTTATCATATCCTGCCACCGGTCCTTTAGAATTGGATGAATTTGTAAATCCAGATGTTCCAACGTTCATGGTTGGACTATCTTCACGAAGCTGTCTAATTATATTGATAATTCTATCTACGTTTGTCATAGATTTTGAAGGTAATTAAAACAGTCATTATCTATCTCAATATCATGTAAAATTGATCTAGGATATTCGGGGAATCTTTGGAGAAATACCATTACAGTCTTCACTGTACTCCAAAGTTCCCTATCAATTTTAAAAAATAAAAGTGGAGTTGCTGCTTCTCCAAAAATATTATAAAGAATGATAAAGTGATTAATCAGTAAATGAGTTTTCAATTCTCCAGTATTTCTATACTGTTTCAGGAGTCTTTTTATATATTTAAACTTCTTCATGTCCTCAAGAAAATCTTCTTGAGTCACTGCTTGAGGATTATCATAATGTTTAATGGCAAACATCATGTAATTGTTTTCATTCAATTCATCAAATCTCATGTTAAGCCTTAATCTTCAGTGTAGTTGTTCCAATACCCACCGAAGCTAAAGAACCATTTCCACCCACATTTTTAATAATGCCATCAAGAGTTGTTATAATTCCAACATTATTTAAATCAGTTCCAGTTCCAACAATTCCCCTAGTGCATCTAATTGATAGGAAGCTGCCAACACCAACTAAAGCTGAGGGAACGTTAAATCTGAAAACTACTCGATTTGTAACTTGGCCATTGAATAGAACTCTCTGTGAATGATCACCACTTGCTGGCGAATTAATCACATTTACAGGAACAGAGGCTCCAACTGAAGTTGCAATTCCAACAATGTCTCCAGAAGAAACCTGAGTGCTTACTCCAGCAGCATTAATTTGAAGAATTCCAATAGTTGCTCCAGAAGAAACATAAACCAGTTCATTATAAACAACATGAACTTCACCAACAGCACCAGTTCCAATTCCACTGGTTCCACCAGCTCCAATACTCACTGGACTTGCATTATTAGGATCTGCGAAGAATACTGCCGTTGGAGTAGGAGCAGCCAAACCTCGGGTATTTGCTCCACCTCCAGCAGTTGTCAATCCACTAATTGGAACAAGAATTTCATCATAAAATGAAGATGAAAGACCGCCGTGAGTTTTAGTGCTGTAATTTCTATAAACCCAACCACGACCATCTGCAAAGCAGTTATGTGGTGTTCTAGTTCTATCGGCTTCTGATAGAAATTTAGGTCTATTGAAGAAATTAGCTGATGTTTCAGTTGTCGTTGAGATGCCCCAGAGAGCCATGTTTCTTACCTATAACTTTTGTAATCCTAAGAATATTTATAAAAAATGGGGAGTGCATACTCCCCAAGTTTAATTTGATATTTTTCGCAAAAATGTCACAATAAAATCATATATACAATTTTCTTTAATTTTTTTATTTTTACCAAGCCATTCTGAAAATGCTAGTAGAAACCCCAAAGTAATAGTGAGGCCCCAATTTGCAAGCAGACAACTTATCATTTTACAAACTTAGTATCTACCACACCAGTAAGCTGATTTGTGAAGAGTGCAACCTTAACTGTTGCAACAATTGTATCATCAATGCTATTATCGGTGGTCTTTACATATTTTTCAAGAAGTTGAACAACAAGTAACTTTACCTGAGGATTATTAGCAAGTTGTAAAATAAGTGGTTTTACTAACTTTAGAAGGTTTACCATTTTTCCATTAAATTCATCATCTTTATTTATAAAATCATACTCTAAATTGAGTTGCCCTTGGAATAGGATCTGGAAGCCTTACATTGAGTTTTGGAATAATGTTAGGAACATTAAATCCACCAGAAGGAGAACCTGGTAAATATCTTCCTCCAGGTCCAGGAGGCTTGTTAGAAGTGCCCACACCGCCAGTAGGAGGAATTGAAGTTTGGGTTTGGGTTTGAGTCTTAGTTTTTGGTTCAACTTGAGATATGGTCCCAGTCTTATTATCAAGACGAACTAAAATGCCAGTTTTAGTTTTTGTTTTTGTTGGTGGTAATGTTAGTGGTGGCGTCTTTCTATCAGGCTTAGTAAGTGGTCCTGGAGGAGCTGGTTCAATTTTGGGTGACTTCTTTCTATCAGGCTTAGTAAGTGGTCCCGGAGTTCCTGGTTTAGTTATTGGAGCTTTTTCTGGTTTTGTAAGTGGCCCTGGAGGAGCTGGTTTAATTATTGGTTGTATTAAAGGATTTGGTCTTGGTTTTGTTGGCAAAGGTGCAGTTTTTATTGGAGAAACCTTCAACGGTTTAATTTTTGTAGGAATTTTAGTAAAGGCCTTAATTGCACTGCGAGCAATCATTCCTTTAAATTCCTGAATATCTACAAGTTCTCCCCCAAGTTCATGAGCAAGAGTTTCTGCAGATTCCTTTACTTCATGTGAACAACCACATTCGGACTCAGAAGGTTTCTTTTTTTTTTTACTCTCGCCTTCGGAAGAATCTGGACCCCTTCCAGATACGCTCTTTTGAGCTTTAGTAGTTTCAACTATTTCCGGAAAATCTGTTCTCCAATTCGAATAATGTTCAGCTTTAATTTTTTTCTTTTTGGGTGAACGCTTTCCACCTTCTTCATCCTTTCCTAAGGCACCTGCAATAACATCACCACGAGTTACCTTATCATATGGTGGATAGTTATTTGCAAGATTGCCATCACCCTTCTCCTCAATATAATTAGCAGACTCCATCTTAGATGAAGATGATCCGGCAGAAGTAGCACCAGTAGCAGAACCCTCATCTGCACCAAGAATAACTACAGTCTTATATCTTTTTCTATACTCCGCAACTTGAGCTGGCATAATATCCTTCTCAAAGGTAGATCCATCCTCTTTAGTAATTCTTACATGAACCTTACCAGCCTTAGCTTCCAATATAGAATCTACTTCCTCTTTAGCAAGTTTTTTACCACCACGACGAGCAGTTAAAACCGCAGCAATTGCTGCCTTTTGTCTAGACTCTTGACTTCTACCAGCTAATCTAGAATCCGTAGAAGATTGAAAATCCTTAATAGCTGTTCCAATATCAGTCTTGGCTGTAATCTTTTCATCAAGAACTCCTTCAACTATAGAAAGTCCTAAAGCCTTAGCAAGTCTAGACTTTCTTTCTGGAGCCATCTTAGATCTTTTCAAATAAGCAACTACAGATTCCTTGCCCATATTCTTCATCTTATTACGAAGATCATATAGAGCTTGTGTTTCTTCGGCCTCATCACTCTTGTGCTGGCCATATTTTTCGGTAATATAACCTTCTTCAATTTGAGTTCTATAATTTTCAAATACTTGCTGCCAAGGATTAGACATATCTCTATTTAAATTTTGTTCTAGATATATTTATTTATTAAAGTTCTTTAGAATCTGTAATCCAAGGCTTAAATAATTCTCCGTCATCAGTTAGACATATTAAATAATTAGTACCTCTTCGCATCACAGTTCCAATCTTACCACTACTAATTTGCTCAACTAATGCACCATCCCGGAATAAATTTCCTGAGAGATATTCTTCTCTGACTGTTAGTATTTCTGGTAAAGGAGCTTCTTCCTTAAGATAAGACTTGGCTTCATTTATGAAAGCTAAAAAAGTTTTCATTATACTAAACAGATGTCCTTAGGTGATTAAGTATTTTTTTGCCATTTAATTTAATATAGGATAGACCAAGTTTTTTTAGAGTTTTATACTTGGCCCTTTCCTTATCATTACGTTTCAATTTTATCTGGCTATCCATAAAATATGAAAAATAGAGATACAAATTCAATAATGCGTCTCTATCTTTCTTAATGTGCTGACCATCCTCAGCGTAGCTATTTAAAAATTTATTAAAAATAACGCTAAGAAAATCTGGCATCATCACTAGTTTTATTTATTTATTAGAGATCTCCAACTTTCCTATTTTCACTATAGTATGGATCAAAATAACCACCAGGATAACGCTTCATCAACTTATTAACATTTATGGCAACTACCTCATCCATAGTGATGTCTAGAGCAATACATGCCTGTGCGACATACCACATAATATCTCCCAATTCAATTTTGAGATGAGTCTTATTATCTTCATTCCAAGGTTTTCCTTGAAACATCATCTTCTTAATAATTTCTAAAAATTCTCCGCCCTCAGCATTGATTCCAACTCCAGCAGTCAGAAGTCTTTCAATATTTGCCCCCTCACTGTCGAGAACAGTCATACGGTTAGATAGTGAGGAAAAATCCTTGGACGCCTCAGATGTTACAGCATCTACAAATTCAGTATACTTAGTAAAGTCGATTTTCTTTTCCATTAAAATTTAAAACCCTCAAATTGTTTAGTAGATTCCTGTTTAGTATACTCGACTTCTTGTCCAGAGTCAAGTATTTCCTTTTGTGCATTTTGATCCACGTCGTAGAGACGCATTTTAGCCCTATCAACGCCAATCAAAAATTTTCGATTTGTTGTAGGGTCATTGTATCTATTCTTTAACTGTTTTACCATAATCTGCCCACGCTGTTCCAATTCTTCAGTACTGATAAGACCAAACATGAAATCCGCAGTAGCAGGAAGACCAAAAGATTCAGAAGTATCGGTAAGTTCGACATTAGAACTATTATAACCACTACGAGTAGTCTGAGTAGCAGAAACAATGGGAACGTCAAATTCGACTGCAAGACCTCTAAGTTCTTCGGCAATAGATTTTATAAAGGTGTAACTATTAGTATTATTACCCTTATATCTAGACGATGAGCAGATATTTAAATAATCTATGAAGATAATATCAGGCTTAAAAGACTTCTTCATTGCCAATTCATTTAGAAGACTTTTGAAGTGTCCCGAATGAGCTGATGCTGTTGGATATTCCTTGATAATGAGAGTACCAACAGTTTTCCTCATAAGATTTGTAATTTTGGTTTCAAAATTCTGCCTTGGTATTTCAGCCAAATCTCGAATATTTACATCTAATAAGTTTGCGTCAATTCGCTCAGCAATTTTCTCCTCTGCCATCTCAAGTGTGATGTAGAGAACATTGCGCCCTTGCAGTAAGCAGGAACTAGCAAAGTGGCACATGAATAAACTTTTTCCGACCCCTGTACCAGCCAAAGCGATATTGAGAGTCTTAGAAGATATACCACCCTTTGTAATTTTATTAAAGTATTCCAAATCAAAGGGTATTTTCTTTTCAGTCTTGTGATAGAATTCATACCGTTCCTTGTAGTTTTTTAAATAATCATGTCCAATATTATGATCAAAAGATACTGATAGTGCCTCACTCAATATGTGAGGAATGGAATCTCGATTCTTATCGCTGCTTTCATCATCAACAATATGAACAGATTCCATAAGTGCCAGATAGATTGCTCGCTCCTTACACCACTTTTCAGTAGAATTTACTAGCCACTCAATCTCAACACTTTCAGATTTTAATTCTGTAATTATTGAATTGATATCCTTAACTTCGGTTTCATTCAAATCAGTTCTTTTAGATACCTCAATGAATAATATTTCCTTGGTAACAAGCTTATTATACTTTTCAATGAAAGAATAAATTTCTTCAAAGATTGTTTTTTCGTTTTTTTCGTGGAAATATTCCTTCTTGATGAAGGGAATTACCTTTCTACAGTACTCATCATCATAAATCAGATTCCTTAAAATTGTTCTCTCAATTCTGTCCATTAAATATAGTGTAAGTAAGTACTCATAATGTATTTTGAACCACTTACAGGGGGCTGTCCGTTGTGCGGATACATCCACATTGGTGGGAACATCACAAGAGTACCACGCTTTGGGTGTAGTGTCAAGTCTTTGAACATGGTCTCTCCTCCAACTTCAACATCGTTTAAATACCACAAAAATGAAAGATATCTTCTGCTAGTATCTAAGGATTTTACATCAACATGTGTATCAAATGCATCATTTCCAGTATTCTCATACTTCTTAATCCTATACTGCTCAAATGCATGTTCTTCAGGAAAACAACGAGAATCAATAAATTCGTAGTACAAATTTCGATACCTAATTGTTTCATTCACTAGTGTCTCATGAACTAGGGTCAATTCTTCACTTAAATTATAATTCTCAGTGAGATTAATTTGTGTAAAATTTGGCTTCCTATCATTTTCAAGTCTTTCGTGAAGGTTGGTATTCAAATCATAGAAATCTATTAAAAATTGGCACATATTCAAATCTAAGGCATTTGGATATACCTTAATTAAATCACAAAGTCGATCCATAAGAAAATTCCCCTCTGGCAATTACATCAAGTTTTTGCATTACTTCGTCTGTAAAATATTTTTCTGGTTCTGCTAAAATCTGTTTTGCATAGATTTTCTTGCCATCCATTTCGTAACGTCCTGCGACGTTCTTCCACATTCCCCCAAGCTCACCAAGCTCAAGAAGGCCATAGTACCTATCCAAACCACGCTCATCATAGAACAAACGGACTTCAACATCTTGATTCTCCTTACTTAAACGAGATTTGGCAGTCTTGCATTTGATAATATTGCCAATGATTTCTGTTCCGTCCTTTTCCTTTTTCTTGGATAGATGAATAATAGTAGATGCGGCATACTTGAGACCACTACCACCTCCCATTTCCTTGGTGGGAACATAAGCACCAATCACATCATAAGTGTGATTCGTCACGATCATTGGAATGTTTGCTTGACCTAGTTTCAGTGTGAGCATACGGAATGCCCCCTTGATGAGTTGAGATTTGGTCATATCCCTCACCTCCTTGTCGTTCAGGGCATCGTTAATCTCCTTGCTGGTCGAAAGCATTCCCAGAGAGTCTAGGACAAACATACAGGGACTGCGATCCCCCTCAGGCTTCTTCATATACAGATCAACTGCCTTGAGTGCCTTTCCACGAAACTCTTCTACGGTGACAACATTGACAACAACCAAGCGAGTTGTATCAATACTTCTACTCTCCAATAGGGATCGTGTGATTGCAGCTTCAGTATCAAAGTACAGACAATATCCAGTAGGATTATTATCCAGGAAATTTTTGACCACTGCCAAACTAAAGAAAGTTTTCCCAGTACTTGATTCGCCCGCAATTGCAGTAATTTTATTACCAGATACCCCACCAAAGATACTCCCGCTAACAAGAGCATTAAAGATGTATGAACCCGTGTCCACATAAGTTTCA